TAATAACACCCTGCAAATCGTTGTCCATTGCTTCATATAGAATGGCCCTTGCTCTATCTTGCGAGCAATTTAAATCATTAACTTCATTAATTAAATCTTCGGAACGGCTCATATAAAGATGTTTCTATATTCTATCCAGAAGGCCCTTTATTTTGGCGATGTTGGTATCGCCTGGCAATTGCTGCCATTTTTCAAAATAGGCATTATCGGACGGCTTGAAGCTAATTACAATCTTATTAATTGTTTTATTCCATTTGGCCGCGTATTCAATTCTTATTTTTTTAGAATGTTCGGTATATTTTCTCATTGTTATATTGTACTATAACTGGCCCAAATTTAAAAGATTATTTTAATCTGATAGGGAAATATTACAGGCAATAAAAAACCCCCAATTAAGGGGGTTTTTGTTGTGTGTTATCAATCAAGCTTATTATAGTTATCGGCATAATACCTTTCAATATCCGACCAGCAAGATTCATAATTATTCAAGTTTTCAATAGACCCAGAAGGATCAATTACAGAACACGGCAAAAACATTCCGCCGCTTCTATTGTTTTTAATAAATATATCAATTAAATTTTTTTGTTTTTTGTTTAATTTTCTCATTGCACACCTTCCTTAATAGTTAATCAAAATATCAAACTCAATATTTATTTCGTCATCGCTCATTTGCTCGTAAATTTCCCACAGCTTTTTATATTGAGCGTCGGAAAATTTCTCTCTCATGTTACGAGTTGACAATATAAAAGCTATTTTGTTGTTTCTCGGCTCTTTTTCAATTTCATGCATATTCATTACACGCCCCTTTTTTCAAGTAACACAATATCAGCCCAGATTTGATCGAAAAAATACTCCATGTCATCTTTATGCTGCTCACTAATATAATCAGTGTAATACATCATAAACACGGCTTTATTTTCCTTCACTTGGTCGAAACCCACATACCAAGAGTGAAAACCGTCATAACTTTGTGAATTTTCGTCAAGCCACTCGACAAATTCCCAATTATCCTGCAAAGTATTAATTAAGTCATCAACCTTTTTTTCGCTTATCCTGGCAGTGATCTTATCTGTTTCAAAATTGTAATAATCAGGTGAGTCAATACGAACAAAACCAACCCCGAAAGGTATCACCTCTTTATACAATTCTAACCATTGTTGTGCATAATCATCTTGCATGGCTTTAATATCAACCTGGTCAATGAGATTTTCGTCAACGTCGTAAATATCATCGCAATCAAAATAATTTGCAATTGCTGTATCAATTATGTGACTATGAATTGATTCGTAAAAACCGCCAAAATTTATATTAAATTCTACTATTTTGTTTTCCATTTTTCTAACCCCTGGTTATTGAATTCTGTTCTACTATATTAGAACATTAGTGACATAGTATATTAGAACATTGCAAAAGTCAAGAAAAATATTCAGATAATCGCCTAAATCAATAAAAACTATAAAGACAGGCCAATATATAAGAATGTAATAAAGTAACCCACAGTGGAATATATGCAAGTTTAAAGAGGTATATATATAGGTATGAATGTCAGGCTTTGAAATCCGCCTAAACTATTAATAAAATAAAACAAATGTATATAAGACAATACAACTATATATAGATAGTCGGATCTGATTATTGTTACAGCTTGATAGGTTAATATAAATATCTCTAAAATTGCTTATGGGTTTACTATCCTTCGCATATTTTCCCTTACATATCCCTCAATTGATCAACCGTAATTATCCCTGTAGCCCTTTATTATCAAGGGTTTGTTGTATAGGCTTGCTGATGTGTCCAGGGATTAACCCTGCTTTCTGTGTGGGTTTTGTTGACCCATAGGGGGAGGCTCATCTCGACTCGGGGAATTATTGTTATACCCTCCAAATCACAAAAAATCAACTTTTGAATCCTCTTAACCCCCAAAAAGAGTAAAAACCTTATATATCTTCTATACTACTCCTGTACATACTTATATTTCTTTCTTTAATCTAGGCGGATATTCAGAATAAAGATAAAAACGTCCATATAACGTCCATATCACTGTACCAAAAAAGGTACATTTTAGGCAATATCTAGAAAAGCCTATTGTGGTGCGGTTTATTGAGGATAAATAGTTTCACATTAATCCACACTATCTGTGTGGTTACTCTTATAATATACCTAAGTTTGATCAAACTTTCATTGGTGGTTGGGTCTCCTCCACTCGACCACCCCCTCTTATGGCTGAAAAGAAAAAAAGAAAAGGCATTATCGTTCCCGTAAGTGGCGGCAAAGACTCAGCAGCAGCTCTATGTATGGCAATAAAAGAAAGTGGAAAAGATGAAGTTATTCCTGTATTTAATGACACAGGCTGGGAGCATCCACTAACTTATGAGTATTTAGATTATTTAGAATCAAGACTGGGTGTGACAATCCACCGAACTATTGGTGGAGATAGAAGAGATGGAACAAAAGCAAGAAGTCTTCCCGAGCTTATTAAAGCCCAAGGAAGATTCCCATTTGGTTTAGGGAGATTTTGCACAACCCACCTCAAACAATACGCTTTAAGAGATTGGTATAAGAACAACCTCTACAGCCCTGATGATAATTATGAAATCTGGTTTGGTATGCGTACAGATGAGTCTAGTCAAAGAGCTAAAAAATATGTCAATGTATCTCCAGATGAATTGCTTGATATTGGCGATTTATTTCCTGCTAGATACTCAAAAAAGCTAAGAGCAACACTTCAAGTAAGGCTACCCATTGTTGATTGGTACACCGATGAAGTATTTCAATACCTTGCAGACAGTAATGTTGAATACAACCCTTTATATGACGAAGACACCAACAACAGGGTTGGTTGTTACCCGTGTATGTTAGCTGGCAAAAAAGTCCAACAAAAAATGCTTGCAACCGAATACGGACAACAACGATTACAAGAGATTAAAGAGATTGAGATTGAGATTGGACAAAAGTACGAGATGTACGACACAGATCAAGGAAGTTGCGAACTTTGCAAGATGTAAATCATGGCTGACAAGAAAAGAAAGGGTAATCCCGCCCTCTACAAAGGGATGAAACCACTTAACCCAGCAGGCAGACCTAAAGGCTCTGTAAACAAATATACGGCTCTTGCTAGAGAAGTAATGAGTGCTAAAGGGCCTGAGATAGTGAACAAGGTAATCGAGAAGGCGATGGATGGAGATGTCCATTGTCTGAAGATGTGTATGGATAGGATTCTTCCTGTTCATAAGGCGGTTGACCCAAATAGAACGAAAAGTGACTCCCAGGTGATTATCAATGTTGCCTCTATTGACTCTATTGAACAGAAGGCTGCCTCCACCCCTAAAGAGAAGCTGGTTAATCCTAAAGAGAAGGATGACGATGAAGTGATTATTAATATTGCTGAAGATGGATAAATTATTGATCTGTATGAGTGGTGGTCGAACCTCTGCTTATATGACAAAGAGAATTCTTGATGAATACTCTGATCAATACGAGATAGTTGTTTGTTTTGCTAATACGGGACAAGAGAATAACGAAACTCTTGATTTTGTAAAAGAATGCGATGAGCGTTTTGGGTTTAACACTGTTTGGATTGAATCTGTAGTTAATGAGGGTCGTGTTGGTAGCACCCACAAGATTGTTGATTATGAATCAGCAAGCAGAGTTGGAAAACCTTTTGAGGACGTGGTTGCTAAGTACGGAATACCCAACATCTCCTATCCACATTGCACCCGTGAACTAAAAGAAAACCCAGTTCACTCCTACATTAAGTCGATTGGTTGGAAAAAAGGTGAATATTACACCGCCCTGGGTATTAGAGAAGATGAACCCAAAAGAATAAGAAAAACCACCAATAACCAGAACCGTATTTACCCCCTTGTTGATTGGTTTCCTAGTGATAAGCAAGATGTAATGGATTTTTGGTCTGAGCAAGAGTTTGACCTCCAACTACACGACTATCAAGGTAATTGTAAGTGGTGCTACAAGAAGTCAATCAAGAAGTTGTTTCAGATTATGGATGACGATATTCATACCTTTGACTTCCCCAAGATGCTTGAAGAAAAGTATGGGCGTGTTGGCAAAAACAAGGTTAAGGGGGTGTTATCTGATGAGCCAAGAGCCTTTTTTAGAAATTACCTCTCAACAGAAAAACTAACCGAGTTATTTAATGAAACAAATTATAAGCAAATCAGTTTTGTCTTTGATGATTACGAACCTGAAGGATGTGCTGAATCATGTGAGGCGTTTGTAGAATGAACACACTTAGCCTATTCGATGGAATGTCCTGTGGACAGATTGCGCTGCAAAAGATGGGTATTAAGGTTGACAACTACTATGCCTCTGAGATTGACAAATGGGCAATTCAGATAGCCAAAAAGAATTTCCCAGACACCATCCATATTGGTGATGTTACTGATGTTAGAGCAGAGGACTTACCCAAGATTGATCTATTGATGGGTGGTAGTCCATGTCAGGGTTTCTCGTTTGCTGGTAAACAGCTTAACTTTGATGACCCAAGGTCTGCCTTATTCTTTCAGTTTGTCAGGCTATTAAGGGATTGTAAACCTAAGTATTTCTTACTGGAAAACGTAAGAATGAAAAAGGAATATCAAGCGGTTATCAGTGAGCATTTGGGTGTTGAACCCGTGATGATTAATTCTGCTTTGGTATCTGCCCAGAATAGAGTGAGACTGTACTGGACGAATATACCTGGCATTGAGCAACCAGAGGATAAAGGCATTGTTCTAAAGGATATTCTTGAGGAGTCTCCAGAAGATTGCACTTTTATGTCCGATAAGTTTGTAAATCGCAACAAAGACGCTGGCTGTCTTATTGATTCAAACAAACCCAAGGCAAGTAATCTTTCAGCAATGGAATATGTCAAGAATGGTAGACAAGGGGATTACATATTGTGTGGTCGTATTGTGGGAAGAAAGATTAACCCAGAAACAGGCAAGAGAGATGACTACAACCCAAACCTAAAAACAGAGCAAAGGATAGAAGCCAGACCAGATGAGAAAAGTGGCTGCCTAACAACTGTTCAAAAAGACAATGTTTTGATCGTTCCAGAAGCCACCAAAAAAGGTTACACAGAGATAAATGAGGGGGGGTGCTTCGACCTAACCTTTCCAAACAGCAAAACAAGGAGGGGTAGGAATATGAAAGATAAAAGCAACTGTCTTACTGCTGCCAATTACGACTTTATGAGGTATGAACACCCTACCTATAGAAAACTCACCCCAGTTGAGTGTGAGAGGCTTCAAACCGTGCCTGATAACTACACCGAGGGTGTATCAAACACCCAGAGATATAAGATGCTTGGCAATGGTTGGACTGTGGATGTTATTGCTCATATTCTACAAGGTGTTAAAGAGCAACAAATGAGGGAGGTGGCTTAATGGCAACCCTTGACATAGACCTCCACCCTGCTCAACTGGAGATATTCCACTCCGATAAACGATTTAAGGTTGTTGCTGCTGGTCGTAGGTTTGGAAAGTCTAGGCTGGCTGCTTGGATTCTTTTAATTAAGGCGATCCAATCAGAGTCTAAAGACGTATTCTATATTGCCCCTACCTTCCAGCAAGCGAAAGATGTGATGTGGGGGATGTTAAAGGATTTAGGCAAAGACCTAATTGCCAATGCCCACGAAAATACAGGTGTTCTTACCCTAATTAACGGCAGAAAGATATTCCTAAAGGGAAGTGACCGTCCTGATACCCTTCGTGGTGTTGGTTTGACCTATGTTGTGCTTGATGAGTACGCCAGTATGAAAGCGGTTGTATGGGAGCAAATCATACGCCCTACTCTTGCTGATGTTAAAGGTGGTGCTTTATTCATAGGTACACCTGCTGGCAAAAACCACTTCTACGACCTCTATATAGATGCTCAAGAGGATGACCAGTGGGAGGCTTTTCAGTTTAACTCAACTGATAACCCCTTTATCCCCAAGGAGGAGATAGAAGCTGCAATGAAATCTATGTCCTCGATGTCTTTTAGACAAGAATTTGAGGCATCGTTTGAGACTTTTTCAGGTGGAATCTTTAAAGAAGAATGGTTTCAGACCTCTGAAGAACCAGAACAAGGAAACTATGTTATTGCTATTGACCCTGCTGGCTTTGAGGCGGTGGAAACAGAGCGTAATTTAAAGCGAAGTCGCTTAGACGAAACAGCCATTGCCATCGTGAAGATAGACAGAGATAAGTGGTGGGTCAAAGATATTCTTCATGGTCGATGGAATATCAAGGAAACCGCCAAGAAAATCCTTAAATCCGCCATTCTATGTGAGTCCTCTACCGTTGGTATCGAAACAGGCTCTCTAAGGAACGCCATATTACCCTACTTGGAAGATGAAATGAGAACTGAGGGCCAGTACCTCACTATCATCGAAATGCGCCATGGTGGAAAGAAGAAGAATGACAGAATTACATGGTCATTACAAGGAAGAATGGAGCATGGACAAATCACCTTTAACGAGGATAAGGATTGGCGTACTTTCATCTCCCAAATGCTGGACTTTCCTAACCGATTAAGCCATGACGATATGCTCGATGCCCTAGCTTATATAGATCAGGTGTCTGTGGCAGACTTTGCCCACTCGATAGAACTGGAAGATGATTGGTCTCCTATGGATGCGGTCAGTGGTTATTGATGAAAGTCGATATAGATGACGCTATCGTTGCCTGTAAGTTACTGAAGAAGTCCTCTCTCCACACAGAGTCGTTTTGGGTACATCATTCACAGCTTGTTGTACTCAATTTTTTAAAAAAAATCGGCTTCAAAGCCGTTTCATTAGTAAAGGAAGAAAATGTACCGAAATCTAAATGACCTAGACGATGATGAATTCGATGATGTCGTTGAATATAGCGATACTACAGATAATGTAGTAACTAGATACGCTATTGCCTGTCAAGTAATCGCCAATTTGATTGAAGATGTTAACCCAGGCATTAAATCTAACGATGATTTGGTTGATTTAACCATTTGTAAGATGATTATGGATGGCATTATCGAGATTCAAGATATAAGTGATATAGTTCACTAAAAACCTTACACTTTATGTGGTTTTTGTGGTAAAATACGCCTCATAAAATAGATATCTGTTTTACGCATTTCCATCGCCATAACTGTCCTTTCTGGATAGCGGTAATCCCACTGGAACAGCACCTCTGCTGACAATTCCATTCAAACAATACTTTGATGGATAAAGAAACCCAATACCAGGCACTCGCTAGTTGGCTTAACTACCGACTTGAAAGCTGGAGAACTCACCGAGACATTAATTACACACCTAAATGGGACGAATACTATCGTCTATGGCGTGGTATATGGATGGCTGGTGATAAAACCAGAAACTCAGAAAAATCAAGACTCATTGCCCCTGCGCTACAGCAAGCGGTAGAGTCCAGTGTTGCTGAATTAGAAGAAGCAACCTTTGGCAGAGGCAAGTGGTTTGACATAAAAGATGATATGTTAGACCAAGACCCCTCAGATGCTGAATATGTAAGGAACTTGTTACAGGAGGACTTAGAACATACGGGTGTCAAAGACGCTGTATGTGAAGTTTTCCTTAATGGTGCTGTCTATGGCACGGGTATCGGTAAGATTGTTGTCGATCAGACAATTACTCGCTCTCCTGCACAAGTCCCCGTTGAGGGGACTCTTACTTCCACTCGTCAAATAGTGGAATATCCCTCCATAGATGTTCGTGTTGAACCCATCTCACCTAAAGAATTCCTAATCGACCCCTCCGCTAATTCAATCGATGAAGCTCTCGGTGTTGCCCATGAGGTAATCAAGCCTCGATACCACGTTGTTGAGGGAATTCAGTCAGGTATCTACCGTGATGTTCCTCTTGATGGTGATTATGACGTGGTGAGAATGGGCTTCGACCCAGAAACCAAACAAGCAGATGAATCTGACTCTGTAAAGATATGTGAATATTGGGGCAAAGTACCCAAACGCTTCCTTAAACCGAAAGCAGACAAAGATGACTTTGAATATACTAAGAGTGATGAACTGGTAGAGGCTGTTGTTACGATATGTAATGACGAATACATCCTAAGAGTAGAAGAAAACGCTTTTATGATGGAAGATAGACCTTTCATCTCTTATCAGCACGACATTGTTCCTAATAAATTCTGGGGCAGAGGTGTTTGTGAGAAAGGTTACAACCCTCAGAAAGCCTTAGATGCTGAAATGAGGGCGAGAATAGACTCTCTTGCTCTAACAACCACGCCAATGATGGCTGCCGATGCCACCAGACTCCCTAGAGGTATCAAGTTTGAGGTAAGACCAGGCAAAACAGTCCTAACAAATGGCTCACCTAGAGAAGCTATCATGCCTTTGGATATGGGTTCTACCGATCCATCTACTTTTAACCAAGTAGCTGCCCTACAGAACATGATTCAGATGGGTACAGGCTCTACCGATACAGGTACGGCAAATGATACCGCCTCTGGTATGTCGATGATGCAATCGGCTGCGATTAAACGCCAGAAACGCACCTTAATGAACTTCCAAAACACCTTCTTAATCCCAATGATTAATAAGGCAATGTGGCGCAAGATTCAGTTCGATGTTGACCGATACCCAGTGTCAGATTACAAGTTTATTCCTTACTCAACAATGGGGATTATGGCTAAAGAGTTGGAGATGACACAGATGGTGCAGATGCTCCAAGCCATACCCAAAGATTCACCAGCCTTCAATGTTATTCTCCTCGCCTTATTCCAAAACTCCTCAATCCACAACAGAGACCAAATTGTCCAAGCACTTGTACAGGGTAATCAGCCTAATCCAGAAGCACAGCAGATGCAACAGATGGGTATGCAACTCGAAATACAGAAAGCTCAAGCAGACATACAAAAGACTCTAGCTGAAGCAGAGGAAGAAAAAGCCAAGGCGGTCAAGTGGACAGCAGAGGCCCAGAAAGATGCGCCTAGTGAAATCCAAGTCCAGGAGAAGATTCTTAAATTACAAAAAGATGCCCTTAGTCTGGAGAAAACTAAAGCAGATATTCTCAATAAGAACTCTGAGACTGCTAGAAATGTTCCAGAGGTAGATCACCTTAAATCAGAAACCATACTCAACCTCGCCAAAGCAAGAGCAGAGGGTGAGAAAACAACTATTCCAACTTATAACTGATAACCGTTGAAAACAGACGAACAGTTCATCAAGGACAGGTTAGAGATGATGCAGTCAGATGGCTGGCTAGACTTCATTAACGACCTAGAAACTATCGAGCAAAGTGCCAGAAACATCGACACTATGGACGATGAAAAAGACCTTTGGGAAGCCAAGGGTCAGTCACGAATTCTGAATTTTATATTGAATTTAGAGAATGTGACGAAACTCAGCTTAGAGCAATCCGACTAGGACTCTAAATCTTATAACTTCACAATCCCATTCGGGACGGAGAGACCAATATGACAGTAGTAGTAGATGACGTGACACACGTTGAAACCGACCAGGTAACAGAAACTCAGGAGATAGCAACAGAAGAAATACAGGCAGAGGCTTTAACAGAGTCAGAAGCCAGTGTAGAGGCTGAATATGAACCCCCTGAGAAGTATGCTGGAAAGTCTTTGCAAGATGTGATTGAAATGCATCAAAACGCAGAGAAAGCAATAGGTAAACAAGGACAGACCGTTGGTGAGCAACGACAACTGATAGAAAGTTTACTAGAAACACAGAAGGCTACAGAAGCTACAGCACCGACTGAAGAACCTGTAAGTTTTGAAGATCAATTCTATAACGACCCTGCTTCGGCAGTTAACTCAGCTATAGAAAATCACCCAGAACTTATTAAGGCAAGAGAAGAACGGGCAACTTTAGAACAACAAAATCAATTGGGGATTCTTGAAAAATCCTATCCAAACTGGCAAGAAAGGGTCGCTGACTCTAAATTCCAAGATTGGCTAGGTGAAAGTGAGATTCGCCAAGAGATATTCCGCAAGGCAGATACCGAATATAGACCTGACTATGCGATTGAACTTTTTGATATGTATGACAAGATCAATATGCTTGACAAGACTCAAGAGGTACAAGAGCAAGAAGCGTCTAAACGCGAACAAGCCTTAAAGAAAACCAGTTCTGAAACTCGCTCCTCTGGAGACGCTGTTGGTGGCAAGAAGATGTACCGTAGGGCTGATTTAATCAACCTACAGGTCACAGACCCTTCCAGATACGAGGCATTGTCTGATGAGATTCAGCAAGCCTACGCAGAAGGTAGGGTGAGATAAACTTTAACGGAGTATAAAAATGGCTTTAGGCACAAACCATAGTACGACTACAACCTCCGCTAACTTTATCCCAGAACTCTGGTCAGATGAAGTTATTGGAGCGTACAAATCAAATCTAGTTGTAGCAAACGTGGTAACAAAGTTATCACACAAG